TGAAATAGAACCCGATGAAAAATCCTCCTGAACAAAATTTGGTATTGTAACAGTACTTTGATTAGCAGTTGAAGCGTATTTGTAATGTTTTGTTATATTTTTATTCATTCCTTCTGATAAAGGCAGAAAGAAGATTGGACTTTCAGGAATAATACTTCTACAGTACCCAAGTATTTCTTCTTCAGCTAAAGTTCGATTATAGAAACCAAGACCGGCCATATTGAAATCTGAAGGCCAATTCCAATCAGCTTCATCATCTCTATATTTCGCAAGAAAAATTTCTTGTGTTGAATCCCATGCAGGTAATGATTCTTTTGATATATCGTAAATTACAGTTCCATTAAAATAGATTTGCATGCGTTTTTCTTCTGCGTAGTAATTAACTGCAAAAAACCCTTCTACAAATTCTTGATTAACCCTGACACCACCACTATCACCAAAAAAACCGTATTGCGAACTACCATGGTCAAACATTAAACGAGAACCGCTTTCATGTGGGGAAATGAAAAGGTAGAAATCCCATGCATTAATCAACATGTTCGGTGTCCAATTCGTTCGATTATCTTTTACATAGAAAACAATCGCCCAGTCCTTATCCCAAACCAGCCCTACTTCACCTAAGGTTACTCCTAATGAAAACGGCGAAGTGAACCTTGCACAGTTCGCTCCTGCCAATCTTGACATGATAGTATTTCCAATATCTTCCCGCTCCCATGCTTCAGATATCCGAATCTTTGTATTATTTTCAGCAACCATTGAAACATCCTCAATAATCGGAAACGATTTGTTTACATCGCTTCCCCACAAGTTAATCATTCCATTTGCTACTGAAATTTCAGAATAATCCGGCACTTGTACTTTATATATTTCAAATCCAGACTTTAAATATAAATATAAACCCCCTTCAAAGACTTCAAGCTGGAATTCAATTTCAGCATCAAAAGGAAGAACGATATTCCTTACACTGGTAATATCGCCAATAGGAATTAAATTATTATCCTTATCAAACAATTGAATATTTGAAGCAATCAAAGGACTTTTGGATAAAGTATTTTCTGTTGTTGGCTGATGAATTACTTTTCTAAATATCATGGCTACCTCCTTATGTGGATAAAAGGCAATTTGCCGAACCAGTAAAATCATCGGATCTATTGAATCTTATCCATGATCCAACAACCTCCCCAACTTCTTCAATTGGTGCGTCGGTCTCGTAGCAAGAGTTAAACGCATCAGGTTCATTTCCAAGACTTCTTTCAATCAGTACTTTGCCTGTAAAAGTACCGCTTATTGATATATCAAATTTCCCGCGAACCCATACACTCGTTGATGGCCCGCTTGTTTCGGTTAACGTGCATTCAATCATTATATTTCTCCTATTGCATCATTATATTCGGTTTCCGAATACAATGGTAATTCTTCTATTTCTATAGAACCAGACACCCGCCAATATCGCCCATCAGTGTTTATATCCGGTTCGTCCATGAACCTTGCTGTTACAGTTGATATGCCTTTCCCAGATGTAAGCGGCATATCAAACCAGTTCAACCCGCTGTTAAGTTCGTTTTTCCAAAAATACTCAAACACTGCAAGTTGTTTGTCAGTGCATCTTAATGTAATATTGAAAATATAAGGTTGTTTTGTGAATACTTTTCTTATGCGCCTTTTGCCTTCCATTTGTGTCCTTAAAACGCAAGCTTCTGGCTTGTAGCTATACCCATCCTTTGATGGAACAGGTAATATATTCGGCCACTCCATTACTAAATCCTTTCGTTAGTTGTTATGCAAAGCGATCCGGAGTAAGATTGAACATGTAAGACCACGGCCCTATATTATTATTGTCAATAACAGCAACCGCAATATATTCATAATAATCATTAATCTCAAACGTATTATCTTCTTGTGGATTGTAATATGTTGTAATATCGTAAGACCCAGATAACTTTCCTACAATTTTATAATTATATTGCATCGGATCCCAATACAATAGAGGCGTGAACCATTCTTCAACTGGTACACCGTCATCGTATCTAATATTTTGTTTTTTATTCAGTTGAAGCGACACTTTTGGCAAAGTAGGAATATTGTTTTCAATATCATCTGTTGGTTGCGGGATTTCTTCCGCCAGATATACATTATCAGCGTAATTGATCGCTATAATCTCAATAAGATTTTTTTCGGGGCGTATAGAAGTAATCATAAAATCATCGTATACAGACATGTCCCACATCACATAAGCGGGTTCGCCACCGTTTTGAATGTATCCACCGACTTCATAAGCCTCTTGAGTGTTCATGAACGAGTACGCACATTTATTTCCTAAAACCCAATAAGGCCCATGAACAACGCCTTTTCTATCTCTTATCAATATATTAATACTTTCCCCAATATGCTCGGACAATATAAATTCATTTTTGTCGGCGTCAAAACTCACGATATATGCATTTTTGCTGCTTAATATATCAGTATTCACAAGATCATGAGATATTGCGATCCTGTCGCCTACCATATTATTGAATGCGTCAAGTTCTGTTTTGAACTTAACCTCTTTTTGCTGATATCGCTGGCATGCCAGCAAATACATGCCTTCTCGATATGCTTGGTTTTTGTTTGTGCACCCAAAAAATTTTACTTTTGCAGGTTTAACGCCGCTCCCGCTATTCAGATCACATCGGACTGTATCCGTTTTCCAATACTGATCATTTATTATCTCAACATCTAAGCAATCGGATGTATCTGGCCCAGGGAAAGTATATTGAATCGAAAAGCTGTCTTTTACGATGTTCAGTGGCGTGTACATTCCTTTTATCATCTCTTGCGGCTCATCACGAATAAAGTAGATTTTCTCAAATATGGCATAAGGGATCGTTCGCCCCACACGAAGTATTGTAGCAAGGGCCTCCCACAATGTTAATTTCTGGTCAAAAACTGCATTGAACGTGTCCCCTCTTGCCTGCCATAAGGCGTTCAATCGTGCTATTTCATCAAGATCAATATCATCATCACGAAGTCCAGCGCCATACACATTATTTTTCAGTAAATCCAATACAATCGGCGCTATATCATTTGTAAAAATAGGTGTTCCCGTCCAACCATCATCATATAAAAAAAGTTTTCTTTTCGCTATAACAGAAATTTTATTGAAATTTGAGCTATTCAACGTCTCTGTTGCTTTCGCTCGCATAGAAATCAATGTTAATCCATCATAGTATTTCACTTCTGGGAGTACTGCTTTTAACGAAGTGAAAAGTACTTTGTCTGCGAGGTAATCAGTCTGAACATATTGTTTATCAAGTATGTCTGTCTCGTTTTTTCGGATACGTAGTTGATAGCGGCCGCTCGGCACTTTACGCTTGAACGTTTTTAGCTCTTGACTTTTTTTAATCCCACGAAATATGAAATATCCGAAATCATACCACTCCGACGTTAATGGCGCCCCATCATTGTCTATCGGCTGAATTTGCGCTTCAACCTTTACAGTGATTTGATTCTCAAAACTATATTGAGAACCTTCAAGATGGTATATTTGATAATAGCCAAGCGGTAGCGTCAGATCTATGGATAGATATTCTGCATTTTGACCGGCATCGGATACAATAAAAGGGCCTAGCCATTCCGACATTAGTTCTTGCCCTGTTACCTCCGGCGATGTTACAACAATATCAGCGAATTGGGTAACAGGTTCACCAGGTGGATACACTTCATAAGATATGTCCTCAAAATTAGAAATCGGTGTATCTTCAAGCCTTATATCTTCTACCTCTACATGCCCATGCCCCAGGCATAACAGCATGTATAAGTATTGCTCATTGTTCTCGAACTCAGTGAAAGGCTGCGCTGCAAGATCCGGATAAAGCTGGTGCCTGCCATATACGCAGGGTATAGACTCCCCCAAACGTGCAAGATTATTTTTTGCTGCGATATTGTACGTGGGGGAAGGTGCTTTATTGGCGTCGTTTTGTCCAGTTGGCACCTCAGGAAATGGAAGTAATTTGTTTAATATCAGGTTCCCGCCGACAAGGGTTCCTGCCGTCAAAAAACTTGCAAATACTTTGTTTGTAACCCCCATCAGCACAGGCATATAAAAAGAAAGCCCCATCAATGCGATTTGTGCGACTGTATTCAAGGGGTTTTTCCCTTCCCCGCCCCCCTGAAGTAAATAGACTATTGCAACAAAATCGCTATCATTAAGCTGTTGATTGAAATTTGCACGTAACACAGGTCTACTATTCACCATAACAACAAATGCACGGTTCTTGTCAATACCGACACGGTCCAGCATCGCTTTAATCTGCATAGCAGGAATATTATGTCTTTTATTATCAGCTAAGCCGATTGTCGATTCAAATACTTGCATTTTCTGAATTCCTTCCTTGAATATGGCAAATGCTTAAACCTTTGAAATATCACGCCTGCCCTCGGTGCGGCATGAAGTACACCCCCGCCATCAATAGTAAACCACAGCCCGCAATGATATATATCATGCTCCCCCATCAAACAAAGGTCGAAATCTCCCGCTTCCCTTTTCTCAATTGCCTTCCAGTTTGCATTTTCAGGATGTGTGCGGAAGGTTTCCGCTAATATCTTTTTGTCATATTCGTTTGCTTTGATGATAGGGACATCAAACCCTAAATGCTTCTTGTAGATATCAGCGACAAGCCCCCAACAGTTGTATGCCTCCGGCCCTGTGCCGCCGCTTTTCCATTTTTTACCGATATAGCTGTTTAAAAATTTCATATGAGTCCCGGGAATTGATCTATCGTATAAGTGCGGCTTAAAAAAACAAGATTCAAATAATCTTTTATCTTTGCCGCACAAGTAATTTTATAATTGTCCGCGTAAATGTTCCCAATGTAAAAAACAGGTGGCTTTTTTAATTGCGGACGGCTTAGATCTGTTGACAAATATGGGCGATAAATCAATCTTATTTGTTCGTATCGTTCCGATGCCCCAGATACAGCTTTTATTATTTCGCCAGCAACATTATCTATTGTTATTTTTATTTCTGGGATCTTGTCTTTACTGTTTTCTGGTAAGATCATTTCAAATGGCATGGCGATGAATTCAACCATTTTGCCGCGATCAATTGGCGCTGTCGCTTCAATCCCTGCAATTATATTTTCTGTATTGTGTACGATTTTTATTGATGTTGGTAGTCCCGCGTCGGTTATAAAGTACGAGTGCACTAGCTCAATTGTGTGCAAAATTACAGCATCAGTCGGGCAAGACGCGAACGCTTCTTTTATCGCTTCTTCATAGATATCAACCATATTACCTCACTCTGCTGAATTTATAGGTGTCGCTAAATGCTTTCACAGTAGCAGAATTCCCGCTTTTGATCCCGCTGGCGATATAATTATCAATCGATTTCAGGTATAAGTCTATTTCGGGTTCGCCTTTTACTGTTCGTGTTCGCGTTCTTGAGCCCACACCCACAGCCGCACCGGTCTGATTGATGATATTTACCGACACGCCACCAGACACAGACCGTTTGCGCCCATCGCTGGTATTTCCAACAATGCCGCCAACCACGCCACCAAAGCTGTT